ATTACTACGGTGATATGTGGTATGCTTACTGTTTTTATAACGGTTGGCTTTTCAGGAAATATGCCGGCAATAATTCTGGCTGGTGTAATACAATATTAACTAATTCTTTTTTTATTTATTGTATATTTTGTTACTGCTATATGCGCTGGTGTGAAGATAATGGATATTTGTTTTCTGTCCAAGATTTTGAATCTTGGATAATAATGCATATTTGTGGTGACGATTGTGTTTTTCGTACTACCGATGATGCTTTTGTTATATTACAGTATGCAGCTGAAGTTGGTGCCCGAGTAAAACTCGAGAGTGGTATACCTAGACCATTGTACGATAATACTTTTTGTAGTAGAAATACTAAAATTTACGAATTTAATGGTCGTAAATATTGGATACCTGTATTAGATGAAGAAGTAATTGAAGCTAGATGGTATCATGGTTTGATTAAACCAATTTTGCGTTTGAGTTATGTCCGTACGGCGCAGTTACTCACTGTTGCTTTTCCGCACAAACAATTGTTTGGTCGTATGCAAGCTTTTTTAAGCGAGCTTATAGAATTTCATCCGCAGATAACTAATGATTCTGTTGATGAATATGGTTTAACTTGGAAATCTATTTGTAATGCCGTTAAATCTGAAACCCAAATTGCGCAATTGTATTTCGAACAAAATATTTATGAGTTTGATGATAATCCATAAAATCGGAAGAATGAAATAGCTAACCGATTTTAAATAATGTGTGCACATAGCACAATTGCTCGTAATGAGCCTATGTTACATAATCTTTCTCATCATGGTGGTTTTCCTCCTCCAAAAGGGTTTAAACTTGCTAAAGTTGATGAGATTGAAGATTCATATGATGTAACTCGTCCTGTTTCATCTGCTATAGGTGGAAAACATGCTTCTCAAATTGTTGGTGGAATGTTTGATTCTTATGTCAAGGAACCTATTTTAGATTTTATTTATTATTTGAAGAATGATAAATCTAAATATGGTAAAAGACAAGATTCGCCAAAAAAACAAATTGTTCTTGAAGGAGTTGAACCTAATCCTGGTCCTCCTCGTAAAGATAAA